TATATGTGGGATATAAATTATTTATGGTTTACTTTGATAGGTATTATATTTTTTGCAAAGCTAGGTATAGAAGGTTATTGTCATAGGTATCTATCTCATGGATCCTTCACGATTACTAGACCTACACAGTTGTTTTTAAATAGTTGTGCTATATTTGGTCTGCAAGGACCTCCCATGGTATGGGCTGCAAATCACTCTACACACCACAAGTATTCAGATGTAGATGGAGACCCACACCCAGCTACAGACGGTTGGCGTACTTGGTTTTGGATTGAAACACAAAAGAACTCTAAGATAAGTTCAGGTTTAATTAAGAAATTAATTAAAGACAAAGCACATGTATTTATTAAAAAATACTACTACCTTATATATTGGGGTGTAGTGTTACCAACAATGTTTATAGATATTAAAATGTCTTTATATTTATTTGCTTTACCAGCTGTATATTCACTACATGCAGCATCGTGGGTTAATGTGTTTGGTCATAAAATAGGGTACAAAAACTTTAAAACCAATGACAACTCAAGGAATATACACTTACCCTTTATCTTAATGCACCCATACCACAACAATCATCATGCAGATCCAAGCAGTTTAGATATTTCAGTTAAGTGGTATGAAATAGACCACATAAAGTTTTTAATAAATTTACTAAAAAAAATAGAGAGAGTAAATGAGAAAGCCAAAAGTAGTTGATAACTTCTTACCCCCCGAAGAATTTAAACTGATTGAGGATGTATTTTTACATGATAAAGCAGACCTTTGGTTTCCTTGGTATTTTGCTGGTCATGTAGGTGTTACAGAGGAAGCAGAGAGTGATGGTTTTTATTTTGTACATAATTTTTACGATCAGAATATGAAAGAATGTAGTCAGTTTTTAGATTTAGTTACAGATATTTTATTTTCAAAAATGAATATGCAAAAACTTATTAGGGCTAAAGCTAATTTATTTTTAAAAACAGAAGTATTAACTACATACGCAAAACATACTGATCAACACGAACCCCACAAAGGTGCTATATTTTACCTTAATACAAATAATGGATTTACTATTTTAGATGATGGTACAAAAGTAGAATCCGTAGCAAATCGAATATTGTTTTTTGATTCTAGCAAACCACATGCTAGTACTAACTGTAGTGACGTTCCTAGAAGAGTAAACTTTAACATTAATTACTTATGAAAGAATGGAAAATAAAAACATCTAAAGATCCTGTGTATCCTCATATTATAATAGATAATTGGTATACAGAAGAAGAACTAAGTCTTATATGGAAAGAGCTTGATTTTTATTCTAGTAGAGAAATAGCCACTATCGAGAAAGCAGAAGACACTGTTGTAGCAAAGTCAACTGACGGTAAAGCTAAGTCAAATGCTTTTCGTTTTTATTTATGGGATACCTACACAGTCAAAGGCACAAAATTTTCGCATATAATTCAAGCACTATACAAACAACAATCTGAGGAATTTAAAAAAATTGTAGAGAAAGGGATGCCTCTTCACCACAATAATTATATAAATACAAATACTGATTCTACTATGGTCAGTTATTATGACCATGAGCAGGAGTATAAATCTCACAAAGATAGTACGCAGTTTACTTTTCTTATCTGGCTTTATAAAGAACCTAAAAAATTTAAAGGTGGTGACTTTTGCCTTACAGAAGCGAATAAAAAAATTAAATGTATATCGAATAGGATGGTTATGTTTCCTAGCTATTTAGGGCACAAAGTATATCCTGTAAAAATGAATACTAATGCAAAGTTCGGAGATGGTAGGTATTGTGTAACACACTTTTTTAATTGGGAGAGTAAAAATGAAAGGAGTTGAAAGTTTAATTGTACCTTGTTGGGTTTATCAAGACGATCAAGGTATACCTCATGATGTATGTGACTTTTATATAAATAAACATAAAAACCAAAAAACTACTAAAGCTAAAACTGATAGTTTAAAGAAAGAAATAGTTGACAAAAAAGTAAGGGATGTTAATAAAATAGACCTACCTCCTTACACAGGTGTTGCCTCATATCTAATAGCTGCTGCATTAGATGCTAATTTTCAAAATTGGAAATACGATATAACTTTTTGTAGCCAAGCTGAGTATTTAATATACAAACGTAACGGTAAATACACTTCTCATGTGGATTACGCTTTTTCTCAAAACCAAGAATATGTAAGAAAATTAACATGTCTGACTGTATTAAATGATGACTTTAAAGGTGGTTTATTTTATTTAATTAATGGTAGTGGAGAGAAGTTTTTTCCTCCACAAAAAAAAGGTAATATTATAATATTTCCATCTTATAGCTTACATGGCTGTGAGACTGTATATGAAGGACAACGCCATGCAGTGGTTGCATGGATGAATGGCAAGCCCCTTATCTAGGTCTTTATAAGCTGCTACAATTGAATTATACTAACTAAAACAGGATTTATAAGCATATGCCATTAGTTAAAGTACCGTTCAAACCAGGTTTTAATAAACAGATGACACAATCAGCTGCCGAATACACATGGACGGATGGTGACTTTGTACGTTTTAGATACGGTGAACCAGAAAAAATAGGTGGGTGGCAAAAACTTACTTCTAACACTTTAGCTGGAGCTACCAAAGATTTACATAATTGGTCAGATATAAGTGGTAATAAATATTTAGCGGTGGCTACTAATAAAATACTGGCTTTATACTATGGTGATGCTTTTTATGATATTACACCTCTTGGTACAGCTATAACATCTTGTACTTACACAACAACTAATGGTTCAGCTACTTTAACAGTTAATAAGGCATCACACGGATTAGCGGTAGGGGATTTATTTACATTTAGTAATATGACTGTACCAGGAAGTGGCACAGGATTTGTTGCCGCTGACTTTACGACTAATACATTTGAAATTGTTACCAGAGCCTCTGATACTTTTACTGTAACAATGAGCAAAGTTGAATCGGGTGCTGGCGTAACTGGTGCAACAGGATGTAATGTAAACCCGTATGTAAAATTTGGACCAGCAATATCAACTGCTGGTTATGGATTTGGTGTTGCTCAATGGGGTGGTGAATCAACCTCACTAATTAAAAACGATCTTGATGGTGCATTAGGTGATAATGCAGCGGGTACAGGTGGTTCGGGTACAGCCGTAACGCTTACTTCAGTCACTGGTTTTAACACAGCAGGACGTATACTGGTTGGATCAGAAATAATTACCTACACAGGTATATCAAGTCAAGATTTAACAGGTATTACTAGAGGAGCTTTGGGTTCAACTAGAGCAGCACATGATGACGCAGCGGTCGTAACTGATGCTGAAAGTTTTGTTGCTTGGGGTAATGCCGCAGCTACTACTGATGTAACTATAGAACCTTCAAATTGGGCTTTAGATAACTTTGGTTCTATTTTAATTGCTACCGTACACGATGGTAAAACATTTGAATGGAATCCTACTAGCGGTGTGGATACTCGAGCTACTGTATCTAGTACAAACCCTACAGCAAGTGTAATGACTTTAGTATCAGGTCGAGACAGACATTTAATACATTTAGGCACAGAAACAACTGTAGGTAATACTTCAACACAGGATAAAATGTTTATAAGATTTAGTGACCAAGAAGATAGAACTGATTATACACCTGTATCTACCAATACTGCGGGTACTTTTAGGTTAGACTCTGGCAGTAAAATAGTAGGAGCTCTACGAGCAAAAGATTATATTTTTATATTAACCGATACTTCTGCTTACACAATGCAGTTTGTAGGTCCACCTTTTACTTTTAGCATACAACAAGTAGGTTCTAATTGTGGTTTGATTGGACAACATGCGGTGGTGTATGTTGATGGTGCAGTATATTGGATGGGTGAGTCTGGTGGTTTCTTTGTTTTTGATGGTACTGTCAAACGATTACCTTGTTCAGTAGAAGATTTTGTATTTACTAATGTAGATAGCGATGACTTAGGTATTAATTACGATTCTGGTGGATTAGTTTACTGTAACTACAATTCTTTATTCACTGAAATAAATTGGTTTTATGCTAAAGCAGGTTCTTCTAGTGTCGATAGATGTGTAACATTAAATTATCGTGAAGGTGCGTGGACAACAAGTTCCTTATCAAGAACTGCTTATATTGACCAATATCTATTTGATAGTCCAATAGCTACAGAATTTACTAATTCAAGCACACCGACTTTTCCTACAATTCAAGGAGCCAGTACAAATTTAGGTAAGACAACTGTTTACGAACATGAGAAAGGTGTTAACGAATCTGATCAAAATGGAAACTTTGTACAAAGTATTAATGCTTTTATTGAATCAGGTAGTTTTACTTTAGACGCTGAAGGCGGACAAGGAGAGAACTTTATTAAGATTAGACGTTTCTTACCAGACTTTAAGATATTAAGTGGTAATGCGACAGTCACTATACAGCTCAAAGACTTTCCATCTGAAACAGAATCAAGTTCATCATTAGGGCCATTTACCGTAACCTCATCAACTAAAAAGATAGACACTAGGGCAAGAGGTCGATTTGCTTCATTAAAAATAGAAAACAGTGCTCAAGATGAGAACTGGAGGTTTGGTTCTTTTAGAGCAGATGTGCAACCAGATGGAAAAAGATAATGGCTAAAATTACTGTAAATATACCAGAACCTAAATCTGAATATGATGCGTCAAATCAAAGACAGATTATGGATGCTTTAAATACATTAAAAAATCAACTTAACTTTTCGTTTCAAACAGATTTTAAAAACGAACAAGATACTTTTAACTGGTTCATATCATGACAATACAATATAAAAACCAAGGTTTTACTTTAGCTAACACTGCTGCTACGTCAGTATTGACTGCACCTAGTGATGCAAGATTATTAATTAAACAAATCCAAGCGGTCAATATACACAGTAGTGCAGTAACGTTAACCACTCAACTAACCGATACTTCAGCGTCAGCTACACATACGTTTGGTAATCAAGATATTGCGGCTTTAAGCACGGTGGATATTATTACAAACACTACCGTATTAGAAGAAGGTGATATTCTTAAAATGACCGCAGAAACAGGTGCTAAAATATCAGGTATTATCTCGTACGCTCAATTGGACAGATCTCAAGAAAATGGTTAGAATACAGCCATGACGATTACTATTGATTGCGAATCACAAACAAAGATATCTAATAAGAAGACGGGTGTTGAGTACGAGTCTGAAGAAGTAGCACAAGCTGATGTAGCTGATGCAGGTACTGCTACTAAAGAAGAAGATATTCAACGTGATGTAACCATTATTGTTCCGAAACTTGATCTCTATGGGGAGACGAATGAGTGAGCCTAAAGGTGGCACAGAACTACAACTAGCTTTTTTAGAATCACGAGTCGACTCAGACTTGCTTAATCACTTTCAGATCTGCACTTCTATACCTAACAAAGTCCCTATTGATGAAAACAAGATAAATATCTTGTGGCAAAAAAACAGCTACGACCAACCTAACATTCGACCTTTTTTTCAAAACAAGTCTAACCATTATAAATACGATTGGTATGTGTTTAACTCGCATTGGAACTACGAGAAGTTTCGTATGATGTATGACATACCGACCGAAAGGTGTCATGTGATTAAAAATGGGGTGACGAACTTCCCAGAAAGAAAGCCGTATGAACAAGGGGACACCTTACGATTAGTCTTTCAACCAACACCGTGGCGTGGTTTAAACGTATTGCTACTAGCTATGCAACACTTGCAAGATGAGAATATAGTATTAGATGTATACAGCAACTGTGAAGTGTACGGTGAAAAATTCGCTAAAGATAACAATGCCGACTGGGAAGAACTATTCGATCAAGCAAGAGCGTTACCTAATGTTAATTATATCGGGCATCAGTCTAACGATTTTATTTTAAATAAGATGAAAGATTATCACATGTTTGCCTACCCTAGTATCTGGGAAGAGACCTCATGTATCTCGGCTCTCGAAGCTATGGCAGCTGGATTGTACTGTGTCACTACCAACTACGGTGCTTTGTATGAGACCTGCGGTGAGTTTCCAATTTATGTAAACTATACTGACAATTACGAGAAACTAGCTGAGAACTTTGCTTATGCTATTAAAATGGGTATGCAGCATTTACATGAAAGTAATATTTATGAACATCTTTTATTTCAACAAGATTATATAAAAAGGTTTTATAGCTGGGATAAAAAATCTCTTGAATGGACTAGATTCTTAGAAGGAGCATTTAATGTCAGATCCAAGTAAACCCTTATGGCTTAACAAAGAAATAGAACTAGGTATCTATGTAGCAACTCCCGTACACTCGGATGTGTCGATTCATTATACACAAAGTTTATTAGAGTTTCAAAAAGCCTGTATGGAAAAAGGTGTTAAAGTCATGTTTGAAATGATAAAATCATCACTAGTGACACAAGGCAGAAACTTATGTACTGCCTCTTTTTTAAAAAGCAAAATGTCGCATATGCTTTTTATCGATTCAGATATAGCGTTTTCCTCTGACAGCATATGGAGTATGCTTGAGGCCGACAAGGATGTCATCTCTGTGCCTTACCCTCTTAAAGATATTAAGTTCGACCGACTCATTCAGAAGATACTACACGGTGAAGTGACCACGGCTCACGAAGCTCATGTCAATTGCAATAGTTACCCCTTGCGATTAGAGGACAGTGAAGCAATTTCAATAGAAGGAGAAGGTGTAATTGAAGTCACTCATGCCCCTACTGGATGTATGTTGATTAAACGGGAAGTGTTTAATACTTTAATTAAATCGTATCCTGATATGGAAATACATCAAGAAAACCTTATTGATGGCAGATTGCAGAAAAAACCGCATCTGTATAACTTTTTTGACACTTATTATGATCAAGAGAACAAGCGTTTTCTAGGTGAAGACTTTGCCTTTTGTAGACTTTGGCGTAACACAGGCGGCAAATGTTATTGTTATATTATGGACTATATAACTCATGTAGGTGAATTTCAATATACAGGTCGTTTATGGGACGAAATGAAACCTACTAGTGTTGATAGCACTGAAGAATAAAGGTAAACTTGTACTAACAAGTATAAGGAGATTATTATATGGCTTTGCCAGTTTGGTTAATCGCAGGTCTAACTAGTTTCGGAATCGCTAAACTAAGTGGAGCTTCAACAAAAAATGCAATAAAGTCAGGCATCTTAGGTGGTGCTACGGCAGGTATTTTTGGGCCTGGCTCACAAGGATCTAAAGATCTTGTTATGGCTAAATCTGCAACAGACACGGCTGCTAAAACAAATGCAATGCTTCAAGGTGCTCAAGCTGCAGGCGGTACTGCAATGGATGTTTCTAAATTTACAAATTTGTCAAATCTTGGCGTGGGCCCAACAACAGTAAGTTTACCTGAAGGGTTTTTTGGCAAAGGGGCGGTTGAAACATATACGTCAGCAGCAGGTGGTGCTCCAGCTTTTGTTGCCCCTAACTCAACAATGAGGTTACCAACAATTAGTTATGACTATGCAAGCGGTCAAGTCTTATCGGATACAGGTAGTATAACTAGTAGTCTAGGAGACTCTGCTGTAACAGGTTCTGGATCAAGTGGTATAAATTCTGTGTATGAAAATATTTTAAAAGCAGGAGCGGAGGAACAAGCTAACCCTACTTTAACAAACAGTGTTAAGGATTACTTTAAAAACATGAGCACTCCTACTAAAGTTGGATTAGGCGTGTCTGCTCTTACTTTAGCCGCACAACCAAAAACACCTGATAAAAAACCTTCTCTTTACGAAAGCCAAGAATACAAAGATTTAGTTACTTCTGAAAGAGCAAAAGCCAATAAACAGATTGAAGGTATTACTACAGCTAGAACTTACACAGAAGAAGATGATGCTATGCCTGATCTTTATAATTATAATAACAATATGATGTATGCTAACCAAGGTGGCATCGTTAATATTATGCCTAAATACAATGAGGGTGGTATTAATTACTTACCGAGTAAAATGGAACACGATGAGAAAGATGTAAACAACTATGTTAGAGCATCTGGCTATGTAGAAGATGGTACAGGTGTGGGTGATAAAGACGAAGATACTATGTTAGCTCAACTCGCTGATGGTGAGTTTGTATCTCGTGCTGATGCAATACTTGGAGCTGGTATTATGGCAGGAGCTGATCCAAAAGATATGAAAGAAATGAGAAAGAAAGGAGCAGCTTTTTTTTACAGTCAACAAGATAGTTTAAAACGTGTATACGATTTAATTAATTGATTAAAATAAAAAAAGTACAACTAGAAGATGTAGATGATTGTTGGGGAGATGTAAAAGATTGGATAAGTAAGGCTTGTGACTTATCTAATGGCAAGCATACGATGGCTACAACGTATTGTTTGATTAAAGACGGCACTATGGATTTGTTTTTAGTTTATATACATGGTGAATTAAAATCGGCTTATGTGGGACAACAAATGTATTACCCAGCAAAAGTTATATATTTGTTGTTGTTTATAGGAGGCAGTGAAGTTATAAAAAATTTAAAAAGTATGCAAGAATATTTTATAGCATACGCTAAATTTAGAAACTGCCAAGGAATAGAAGTGGTTGGTCGAGTAGGCTGGTCCAAAGTAATTAAAGATAAAGATATTAAATTTAAACAAACTGGAAGTTATTATGAAATTGATTTTTAAATTAGTGCCAATACAATTTAAAATCTGGTTGTATAAAGTATTACACAAAGATATTGCATCTTGTGGTGAACACGAAGATACAGAATTAGCTCATCTCAACACTTATGAAATAGAGTTGTTAAAATCAATCGGTGGTGCAGATCAGATTAACCCTAAAACAGGTTTAAAAGGTTATTTTGGTGGTGGTGGTAGTACTTCAACACCTTCTGAAACACAAACAACCTTCAGTCGTGAAGCACCTGAAATCGAAGCTCGTAAATTAGCTTTGTACGATGCTTCAGCACAATTAACTCAAACACCTGTTAACATTCCAGCTTTTCAAGCGGCAGCTCCTACGCAATTAGAACAACAAGCTTATCGTGATGCGGCAATGACAGGGACTGGAACAACAGCTACAAATCAAGGTATTGCTTCAGCATTGGGTGCTCAAACAACAGCGATGCAGGCCCCTGATGTTAGTGGTTTTTTAAATCCTTACAATCAATTTGTAACAGATGAGATAAACCGTCAATCGCAAATGCAACAAAATGCCATAGGTGCTAATGCAGTAAGGTCAGGAGCATTTGGTGGTGGACGTGAAGGCATACAGTTAGCTGAACTTCAAGGTAGAACACAACAAGCTGTTGGAGCAGCAGCTCAACAAAATTATGGTCAAGCTTTACAAGCAGCTCAAAACCAACAAGCAACACAAATAACTGCACAACAACAAGCTGCAAGTCAATTAGGTGCATTTGGTCAACAACAACAAAACATGCAAGGTCAAGACATACAAAGACAACTACAAGCAGGACAGTCGCAAAGAGCAGCGGGACAACAAGCTTTGGACGCTCAACGACAAACTGAATTAGCAAGAGCGTATGAACCTTACCAAAGATTAGAATTCCAAAAAGGAATTATGACCGCATTACCAACCGCAGCGAGTCAGGTAACATCGACCACGGCTCCTGGAACTAACCCACTAGCTCAAGCGGCGGGAACAGGTTTAGCTGCGTATGCGGCGTTTAACCCAATTGCAAAAGGAATGTCAGGAAAAGCATAATATGGATAAAGTATTAAACAGAAAATTATTTAGACAAAAGTATCTTAATACCGTTAAACCTAAAAACTTACCTAAGTTTAAGAACGGTGGTGGTGTTGATGGTAATCTTGGTAGAACTGATATGTCTGATTTTGGTATTAAAAACTTACCCGAAGAAAAAAGCACAAGAACTGGTAATGAAACCTTTATGGGTTTTGGTGGTGAGGGTTCTGCTGTGTCCGCCGATCAAGCAAGATTAAATATATTATTGCCAATTGCTGCACAGTTAATGACAGGTACAGTAAGACCAGGGCAATCTAGACTTAGTGGTCTCTTAGAAAGTGCGGGTAAAGGTTTAAGTGCAGTGGGCCCTACTATACTTGCTATGAAAGATTTAGACTTAAAGAAAAGAAAAGAAGACCGTGAGGCTAAAGCAACTGGCTCATTAGGTGAAAAAGATGTTTATGATATCGCAAGAGGTGTAAACCGACAAGCTACAGCTAAAGAAAGACAAGCCAACCCTACAAACTTTATAAGTAAAGTAGATGATAAAAGATCTTTTTCTGTTACTAGCCCAGTAACTATTGGTGAAAAAGTATATAAACCAGGGATTAATTATCAATTAAACACATCTAAACAAGTTTATGATTTTGGAGTTGATGCTAAATATCAAAGCCTTCGTGACGTAATGATTGCTCCAGAAGGTGACATTACTCAAATGATTCAAGCATCAGAAGCAAAAGCAGATATAACAGCTTTCCGTGGAGCTCAAAAACCTATTGATGAAAGAGCGAGAGGTGTTTTAGAATTAAATAACATGGTTGCTCAAGGTTTAGAACTTATTGATAAAGGAGCTTTTTCTGGGGCTTCAGGTAAAATTAGTAGAGCTGTTGGAAGTTTTAGAGGTTTTCTTCAACCTTATTTTAGAAAAACTTCAACAAGAGAAGGTGATTTTGGTGAACAATCTGGTCAAATGCAAGACTTTATAGATGGTAAGACAAAACTTTATGATTCAAGTAGAGGGATAAAGGTTGGTATTAATGACATCTTTACGGGAAAGATTTCTAATCTTTCAGCTGAACAAAGAACAGTTATAACAGAGTTGGCTTACTCTCTTGCAAAAGCAAGGGAAGAAGGCGGAAGGTTTTCCGTATCTGATATTGAATTAGCTATGCAAGCCATCGGTGATTATTCGAGTCAAGATATGCAAAGAAGAGCATTGCTTCGAATCGGTAACATTATGAACGAAAGAGCTTACACCGCAGGCTCTCTTGTATACAGCCAATATAATAAAGAATTACCTCAAATGTATCAAACTATTAACATTTATAAAAACCTTTTTAGAGATGCAGCTGATTCAAATTTAGAAAAGGATAAGTTAGTGCAAAGTTATCAACCTATTATTAAAAAATATCTTAAAGATAATTACGGTGACGCTAAGACTAGTAATATTGTTGGAATACCAGGTGTAGACAAGGAAGAGGATAAATAATTATGGCAGATGAAACCTTAGGCGATATAAGATCAGTGGAAGATTTCCGAGAGTATCACGGTGATGCCGCCAATAATATGACTAACGAAAGAATTACAGAAAAGATGTACGATGCTTTTCTTAAAGACGGTAATTACAAAACAGGTGGCTACTATGAGTTTTCTAAAGCTTTTGATAAAGAAAGTCCTTATTCAAGCATTGAGAAGTATAGAGAATTGTATTCAGAAAAATTATCAGGCATAAATCAGATGGACAATCTTGATGTTGCTGATGCGGCTTACAAAGAACTTAAAAGAAAAGGCGGTGCTCCAGAATTTAAAGTTTTTCTAGAACAATTTGCACCTAGAAAAGCGGGTGGTAAAAAATATGTACCAGAAGGAGCGGGACAAGGTGATTTTATACCTTACGAATTCGCTGTGCCGTACACTGAAGAAGAACTTGCAAAAAAATTTAACGTAGACACAGATCCTGATGACCTTAAAGTGATGAAAGCACGAATAGGTTTAGATTTAGCTCGTAACGAAACAAGGGGTCTTGAATATGTGAAATCAGCATTAAGTGATAAATTTAAAACAAATGTTGACATAAGACGTGGCCCTAGGACAGGGGCAGTAGAATTTTATGACCCTGTTAAAAAGAAATACACTTTGTTAAATCAACCAGGGGCCGACTTAGCTGATGTAGGAACTTTCATAGATGATATAGGTATTATGTTTGGAGATGCAGCAGCTACATCTTTAGGCTTTGCTTTTGGTGTTAGATCGTCACTTTGGAATATTTTAAAAGGAAAAGGAATTACGAAAAGAGCAGGAAAAATTGTAACTCAACCTATGGTTACTGCTTCAGCTGCTTCAAGTGTTTGGAACGCTTTTGCTTTTCATCTTAGAGATGCTATAGGTGAAAGTATGACTAACCCTAAAAAAAGTTTTGGTCAAGCTTGGGAGGATTCAGAATATAAAGGGACTTATATGGATGGTTTATCTTTAATTTTAACTCCACTAGGTATGAAAGCACCTGAGTTTATTAACTATGTAAAAAAGAAAGCGGCTTCTCCAAACAAAACTGTATTAGCTGATGATCTTTTTGGTTTAATAGGCGATCAAAAAAAATTGGACGAAGCTCTTGATTTGTTAGCTGAAATTAGAAAAAGAGAACAAGAACTATTATTAAAAAGTAAAATTAATTTTAGTGTTGCTGAGGCAAGTGATGATGTAATAAAACTTGGAAAAGTAAGAGCTTTTGAGAAAAGTTCTAACGCTAGAATAAAAAGAATAGTGGATAATTATGGTCAAGACCAAGCAGATGCT